CCATTGTTTGCTCCTGCTAGTTTTTCTTGTGTACGACCAAATGCGGCAATACCAATAATAGCACCCATAGACAAATGAAATAATCCTGCACCTTGTAGTGTGATTGGCTGCCAAGCAGTCACTGGTTGTTTCAGTGCCGCTTGTAACATAGCCCAAAGAATAGGAAAGAGAATGAAGTCTGTCACACACGTTACCATGTAAATCCAACCCATCATTGGACGCCACTTATTGTTCATCCAATCTTCTTTTTTCTTGTCGCTGTCACTCAGCTTTTCGTATTCTTTTTGCGTAGCCATCGATTTTAACCTCTTCTGTGCATTTGATTTTGCTGTTGTGTTCTGTCATTTTCTTCTTCTATATGCTGACTTAATAACATTATGTAAATATCACGCTCAAAAGGGATCATATCTTCTAAATCACCTAAATTGTATTTATGATGTTGCATCAAGGCGAAATTGGTCTTGTAATAGTTTAGTAGACTATCATGCCCCATCACAATGCGAAAAAATTGGACATTCCCTCCAAAGTAACTTCATCATCGCAACCGCACTTTGAACATTTCCAATTGATGGTATGTTTAAGTTTAGGCATTGTTTCAAAGAACTTCATTACACTAGTGAATTGTTCTTGAGAAAGATTGTCGATAAATTCTGACAATTCTTTTTCTGAAGAATCTTCTTTTTTATAGACTTCTTCTTTGTCGTAAATATAGTCAATGCTTGCAACCAACATTTTAGATGCAATATCTAGTTGACTCAGATTTTCTAAATCCATTTCAGCAAAATCTGCTGTTGGATATTTTAGCTTAATCCCTAATCCAGTATTTTCATCAATGATGATTTTATCGCTGTGTTCAATTGTCTTTTGAACTTCAACTTGCATAATGTTAAATTTGAATTGAGTTGCGTTGTCGCACTCTTCATCTTTTGAATTAAATCCAGTAGGATGACGTAATTGTAAATCTACTACTTCACCGATTGATTTGCCTCTCAATCTCATAAAGAAATATTCTAAATCAAATGTCGGCAACTTATCAACGTCAACATTGTCACCGACAACGCAGTTTCTGATAATTTGTTTTACTGCTGTCATAATTGATTTTGGTTCTCCACTCTCTAATGCAAGTAAAAGAATTTTTTGTTCTTTCACTAAGAATGGGCGATATTGAACCGGCTGACCAGATGATGATAAAGTCAATTCAAAGATAGGTGTGTTAATTTTTGGCAATGCCATGATATACCTCCAAGGGTGTTAATGATTAAAAAAATGTGATTGTTTAAACGGGTTTTGCATAGGTGTAATGACGATAAAACAAAGTGACTCCAAAACGCTGATATGAATTTACTTCTTCCCATGTTGCATTCATCGCTGATAATGCAGTCGGATAAATGTCATTCATTGTATACGCAATAATAATTTCGCCAGATTCATCCAGTTGTTGAACTTCCAATGAAATTCCTCTAGCATAGTGTTCAAAATATGAAACTAATCCTCCAGTGCTAAAACCAACTTTCTCGCCCGCTGGACCTATAATTGAATCCATCCAAGATTCAAAAAACAAACGCTCTTTCATGTCTGCTGAACATATAATAGAAAGTTGAATATCATTGTAAGTAACATCGTATGGAAGTTTCAATGTGGGCCCACCACCTCCAGTGTCTTCTGATGTTGCAATTGTGCGACCAGGAAATTCAGCTTTTTCGCATCGAAATGAAAATTCATCAATGTCTGTTACATCGTTTCTGGCTAAATAAGCGGCAAGCTGATCGTTTTCGTCAGTAGATGCTTTATCCCATCCACGCAATACTGCTTTAAATAAGTTGGGACGAACTGGTTTACCAATAGCAGTCTTAAAGTCTGATATGCTAAAAGGACTTGGTGGTGGTGGTAATGCCATCTTATGTTCTTCCTATTTTTTTGCGTGACTCTTCCCAAACACGACCTGTGTCTGCTTTTCTGAAAGACTCTGTTGGTAGAAAGATAGCAATGTCCCACTCATTCACTTGTACTTCTAAAAACTGAGAACGCACATGACTTCTTAAATATTTCTTTAGCATTGGTTTAAAGTATCTGTACTTAGATGCAGACTGTAGAATAGAGTATGAGATTTTGACTTTTGTTGTGTCATCATATTTTTTGTTTGTTAGTGTAGAATACAATGCATTCATTAACTTAGCACGTAGAACTGGTGGCAAGTAATGAAAGTTGATTCCTAAGAATCCATCAGAGTCCATTCTCACAGGAAAGATTAACGGAAATGTGTCGTAATATGGTAAATCGTTTTTTGTTTTTGGATCATACTTGAATGCATACATATATCCAAATTCCATTGACGAAACTTTTCTCGCTTCATCGGTTCTTTTTTCAAAGACTCCAGGACTTATGTTTGACATTAATTTGCCTGCGGCTGATCTGTACCAATCCCTTGCCGCAACTGTTCTTGCAGGAATGATGCCTTGTCTAGCGCCTTGAATGAGTATGTTATCAAATATCATCTTCTATTTATCTCAAATCTTTATCAGTTATGATTTTAAATTCCCAATTTCTTTCAATTGAGTACTTTGTTGCCGCTTCCCATTTTGCTTGATTGACACCCCATGTCATTACTTCATTGATAAATCTTCTAGTTGGTTTACCATTGGGTGTGTTTTTTCTAACTGGAGGACGTGTTTGTATGTCTGGCTTGACTTCAATCAATACAGATTTTATCTCTCCGTTCTTGTCTTTGTATTTCATCCAGAAATCAACAAAGTATCTATGATATCTATTGTCAACAGGAGACACATAAGGAACAACAACTTCTTCAGAAGACCATTCGAGTATAGATGAAGTCTCATCACAATACACCATGAATCTTCTTTCCAACAAACTCCGATACGTAATATTTGTTGGGTTACCTTTGTACTTTTGATAGTTTTTAGGTTTAAATTTACCTTTGTATGACATAAATAGAATAATGATTAATATAAGGAAAGAGTAATGGCAACTGCTTTACCACCAGAAGATCGAACGCCCTTTACAATAATACGTGATACATTTGAGTATCCTGCTAAAGACACCGAACTGATATTTGGTAGTGACTATGCACACTCAGAATATGTGATTCCTATGGCCAGATTTAAATTCTTTGATGCAACAGGCAAAGAATCAACTGCACCAAGTATTTATATACGACTTGGCGGTACATTTAATACACAATTAAGTAATGGATATCAAGAAACATCGGGTATATTTGGAGGTGTTGAACCAGGCAAAACAATTGGCGTTGAAGGTGGGTTGGCGGGATTTACAGACTTACTAGGTCAAGTTAAAGGTAGTGCTTTAGAAGCAATACAAAAAGGCTTAGCAAATGCTCTTGGTGCTGGCGTTGGATATATTGGTAGTGCTGGTCAATCGGGAAAACCTCAATTAGAATTTTTGACTAGAAAATTATTTAACAGTTTTCAACAAGTGATCTATCAGGGACCTAGATTCAGATCATTTCAATTACCATTTAATATGAAACCAACAAGCTATCAAGAAGCAAAAATAATGCGTGACATTATTCATACATTTCGTGTGGCATCGTCTCCTAGAGGAAATACTGAAGATAAGTTAGCGCCAGATGATGAAAATGCATTGATAAACTCTGTTACAGATCAAAACCAACTTGACGCAATTAATGCATTGCCAGATGAACAAAAAAGAATAAAATTAACTGAACTAGGATTAGATGCATTTAATAATGATGTTGGAACTGATATCACAGAAAGATCCAATGCACCTTTAACATTTGGATATCCAGACATGGTTCAGTTAGAATTTATATTATACAAAAAAGGTTCAGGAACTCCCTCAGGTGTTGGACCAAATATGGATGATAATCTTGACACTATAACTATGTTATTTCAATCTGAATATTGTATGATTGAAAATGTTGGTTTAGACTATGGCGCACAAAACAAAATGGTATTTCTTTCGAGTCCAGAGTCGGCAGGCGATGCAAACAACATCGGTGAATATTTTCCATCTGAAGTCAATATGACAATTGCACTAAAAGAGAGCGTATTGATTACAGCTGGATATGCATCAGCAGAACACGGAACAGCAGGCAGAACAATTTTCTAATTATGTCAATATACACATACTTCCCAAAAATAAATTATAAAGTCGATGAATATGATTCGTTAAGAGCGATTGATATAACATCGGCTATAAAAATAAAAGACTATCTGAAAAGCTATAGGGGTATATTGTATACTCCGTACATTGTAAAAAACGGTGATCGACCTGACATTGTTTCAAATAAACTTTATGCTGATCCAAGCTATGATTGGATTCTATTGATTGCAAACGATATGTATAGCGTATACGATGACTGGCCAAGAAACTCTTTTGATTTAGAGACTTTCATAATTGAAAAATATGGAAGTCTATCATCAGCCATGTCTACTGTAAAATATTACTACAATTCAAGTCTTGATATTATTGACCAAACAACATATAACAATCTCGCTTCAACTGCAAGACGTTCAGAAACACAATATGAATATGAGTTGCGAGTAAATTCTAACAAAGCAAAAATAAAAGTTGTTAAGAGAAGTTTGATTACTGCGATAACGTCAGACTTAAATACAATTGCCAAAAGGCCAGTATTATAATGGTAACCACAAACGCAAATTTTCCAGCGTTCACTAGATTTTCTCCTAACTTATCGGAAAAATCAAGCATAGAAATAACTCAAGATCCAGTTACTCGTCCTGGAGTTGGGTCTGATGTTGATGTTAAAGAACTTTTCTTAATTACTGCTTATGGCGAAAAAGTAGATTTAAAGGGTGCATTCAGAGACATTGAAATTGTTGAAGATATGTTTTCAGCGTCAATTGAGGGTGTCATTACTATTGAAGATACTGGCGGTGGTTTAGAAAAGTTTGCAATACGTGGTGGTGAAACTATTGGTGTTAAAATTGCAAAACCAAAAAGTAATGATGTAATCATTTGGAGAAAAGATTTAATATTACATAAAATTAGTGAAAGCGTAGTAGATCAAACTACATTGAGTAGCGTATATCAATTGCAGTTTGTGTCAAGAACTTTTGTGAATTCAACTAAAAAATGCTTATTTAAAAGCTATAAGAATATGTCGATTGGCGATGCAGTATCGTCTATGTTTTCTGAGATGGGTGGTCAAAACGATTTAGTTTTAGAAGACCCTAGAATTACTTTAGAGAAACCATTTATATCTACAGGACTTATGCCACATAAAGCGATTGAAGCCATGACACATAGAGCATGTGGCAAAGGTGACTTTTATGTATTCTTTGAAAGATTAAATCCAGTATTTGCGACAAACACAGAAACGGATGAAGCCTTTACTTCTTCATATTATTTTGGTAGCCTAAGCAAATTAATTGCAGATTCAGCACAATTTGGTGTGTATAACATTAAATTTTCTGAAAAATTACAAGCAAACCAGGAAGATTCAACAATAAGAACTCTCAAGTATGAAAGAAGAGAGAACTTTAATCATTTGAACGCAATGCTGTTGGGACTTTACAATACAACGATTACGTCAATTGATCCAATATCAAGAACACACGCAATGAAAAAATTGTCGTATGCAAATGGTGAAAACGAAAGCACAGACTTTTACTCATTCAAAACTATAGATAATTTTAATATTTTTTCTAGATATGACGATGTTGCTGGAGAAACTCCTGGAAGAAAATTAATCACATCATCTTTAAATGATTCAGTAAACAGAGATGCATGGCTTGGAAATAATATCTACGGACATTTAAGTAAAAATCTATTTCAAATTGGTGTTGAAATTGAGGGCGGTAAAAATAATATTGGCGTTGGACACATTGTAAATTTTACAATTCCCAGTTCTTTTGAGAAGTTAGCCGATCCATTAAATCCAAATCCACCGAATGATAAAATTTATTCGGGTAAATATTTTGTTGTGTCAGTAACCCATAAAATTTCATTGGGTGCATACACAAAATCATTGGAACTAAGCAGAGCGTCTGTGCCTTATGATTTTAATACTGGGCTTGGATCAGATCAAATTAAATCAGTTTTACCAAACAGAAGATATGCAGATAACACAGAGTCAACAACAATAGTTGACAACTATTGGAGAAAAGGTCTGGTACCATGAAACTAAAATTTTCAGAATATGTAGATTTAAAAGACTACAAAGCGACTCAACTTGTAGAGAAACAAATTCTCTACAACAATGGCGCAAAGTATGGACAGATTGTGTTCC